GTCGCCGCGGAGGACAGCAGGGTGGCGTGTTCCTTCACCCAGTAGTAGTCGATCGCGCTGGCCGCGCCGAGGCTGCCCATCGCGATGGTCGTGCCGGTCGTGTCCGCCAAGTCGACGTGTTTGGTGATGGTGAAGTCGACGTCGTCGCCGGCGACACCGTCACCGGTCGCGATGTGGATGTCGACCGACCCGGCGTCGCGTAGTGAGAACTGCTTCGAGCCGGGCGTCGCGCCGGCGAAGTCGACGGGTCCGACGAGAGGGATGAGGTCGTAGTTGCGGCCTAGTCCGAGCATGATGTTTTTCCTTTCGGAGTCGGGGAGTTACTGCCGACTCGGTCTGCCCGAGCGAGGGGTTTATTGCTCGCCCGGGCGGGGTTGGGATCAGGCCCGTTCGGCGAGCGTGACGATTGGGGAGACGGTGTCGCCGTTGACTGGGGTCAACGCTGATTGCACCCATGGGCGGCCGTCGACGCGCTCGACGATCTTGAGCATCGTCTCGTCGTTCATGAACCGGGCGTGTTCGCTCGTCTCCATCGACACGGCTTGACGGTCGCCGATCAGGTAGTAGCTGAAATCGACGAATGAGATGTCGCCGGCGTTGCCGAGCGCGGGGACTTTTTCGGTGACGATCATCGGCCGGCCGAGCAGCGACATCTGCGATGAGGCGTGGATGTCGACGAGCGCGACGGGCGCGCCGCCGGTGCCGACAGCGATCGTGAGGCCCAAGATCTGCGGCAGGCACGACTGGTTGATGAGCCACACCGCGGAACCCAACGACTGCGGCAGCATCCGAGAGAACATCTTGAAAATGTTTTCGGTGATGATCGTGTCGGCGAGCTGGCCGGTCTCTTTCGCGACTTCGATCTTGGCGCCGGAGTTGAACACGCCGAGCGGTTCGTTGGCGCCGTCACCATCGAGGAACGCCAGGTCTTCGAAGAACGCGAGGCCCAACGGTGCGGCCCGCTCGAGCCACGACGACAACGCGGGGGCGTCGGCGTAGAGCTCATTGGGGATCGCGGCGCCGCCGACGAGCTTGTTTGCCTCGAGCTTGACCCGCCCGAACTTCGCTTGGGTGGTGAGGATCTCACCGGACTCGGGGGTCCAGTAGAAGATCATCCCGCCGAACACCGACCCCGAATGGGTGGTGACATCGACGAACGGGATCGACTGGGTGAGCGCGCCCATGGTGACGACCGTGGCGCGGGGCCGGACGATCGACTGCTCGAGCGCGAGCTGCATGATGTCGGAGCGGAACTCCTCGGGGATGAGGAACCCGGCCGATGCAGGGTCGGTCGACGAGTAGGCGTTCTGCACTTCCCACAGCGCCTTGAGCTTGGCGGCGTCGGGCCGCTGGTTGCGGTGCCAGATCGTCTTGGCGAAATCGCCAAGTCCGTCGAAGCCGATCTTGTCGCCGGCAGCGCCGGGGGCCTTCGAGTTGTAGGCGGCGTTGCGGACGGCGCCGGCGCCGCCGGGTGTCGGCTTGATCGCCTCGAGCACAGCCTGGTTGGGGCGACCCTCGACACCGTGATCCTTCAGCCAGTCGATGATCGTCGCCGAGGTCTGCTCGGCCATCTGCTTGGCCAACGCACCCTTGGGGTCGGTCGCCTTCGCGTACGCGGCGAGGAACTCCTGCGCCGATTCCGGGTCAGCGAAGACCGCTGCCCGCTTCGTGTCGTCCGCGAGGATCTCCGCCAGCTCGGCGGACGTGGTCGGGATAGCGATCTTGGTGCTCATTGCAGAAGGTCCTCCAGGCGGTCGGCCTCGGTATTGATCAGGGATTGTTGCCACTGCACGCGAATGCGGTCGCGCTCGGCTTCGGTGGGCTCAGGCTTCGTCGGCGCCGGCGTGGCCACGGCGGTGTTCGCGGCCGCGAACGTGAGTGGCACGCCGTTCAGCGTGAGCGTGTGGACGATCCCGCCCGCGTCGACGACCACGGCGGCGTCGTTTACAGCGACTGCGTTGGACTTGGCCGCCGGATTCGCAGGAACCGGGATCTCGACTTCGTCGGCGAGGCCGAGCTCGACGGCCTCGGTGTCGGAGAGCCACGTCTCGGCGCGCATCGCAGCACGGAACGCTTCACGGTCGCCTTTGTCGTCACCGGAGCGCTCGGCGTAGATGCCGGCGATGTTGTCGGAGACCTTCTCGAGGAGGTCGGCGAACGCACGCATCTCATCGGCGTTGCCCCAGAACATGCCCGACGCTTCATGGATCATCATCGTCGAGTGCTGCACCATCACCCGATGGTCGCCGCCCTGCATGATGACGCTGGCGATCGACGCCGCCAGCGACTCGTCGCGCGTCGTCACGTACGCCGGGTGGGCACGCAACAGCGACATGATGGCTATACCATCGAACACATCACCCCCGGGGCTGTTGATGTGCACGACGATCTTCGGGGCGGTGATCGCGCGCAGCTCCTCGATGAACGACGCAGCCGAGATGCCCCACCACGAGATTTCGTCGAACAGCCACAGCTCGGCCTCGTCCGGGTTCGCGTTGTCGATCCGATACCACGGCTTCGCCGTGATCGACTTCTCGGTCTCACGGCGGCGGGCGACGATCAGGTTCGCGAGGAGCTCGTTGCCGGCGAGAAGTCCCTGCGCCTTCAGCACGCTGCGGATGTCAAGCATCGTCGCCCTCCTCGTCTTCGTCGGGGTCGACGGTAGGTGCCGGCGGTGTTTGCGGTCGCGGCGCGGTGTCTTCGGGGAGCGGGCCGGGCAGCACGAACCCGGTCTCCGACACCATCTTGCGGGCCTCCTCCGCGGTCAACACGATGCCGACGCCGAGATAGATCTTCTGAATCATCAGTGCCGCAGCGGCGACATCGGGCGGTGTCTGTGCAGGGTCGACCGCCGGATCGGGATCGTCGCCGTCGGCGTCGCCTGGCTTGCCGACGAAGGTGATCTCCGGGAGGCCGAACACGGTCAAGCATTCGGCGGGGTCGAACCCGGCAGCGACCATGGTGTTGACCGCGTTGACTTGGCTGTTGCGTTCCTGACGGATGTCTTCGCGCGACTCCGGCACGGCGGTGTCGTAGTCGAACTCGTAGCCCTGCCCGAGCGTGCCGAACATCGGCAGGAAGTCGTCGTTGAGGGAATCGCGGATCCGGTCGTTGCGCGGGTTCACCAACCAGCGAGCGAACACGACCTCGGCGGCCTCGGCGTTGGCACGGTTCACATCCTCGACGGAACCGAGCAGCGCCTTCGGGAAGCCGTAGGCCTCACGGATCGCGTCGCGCGAGAACTTGCGCAGGTCGATGAACTGCATGTCGCGGTTCGTGTATTTCCGGTCGACCCACTTGCCTCGCTCGAGCAGCGCGACGCGGTGCGCGTTGTGGACGCCCTGATGTTGTTCGCGCCACCGCGCGACCATCTCATCGAACTCTTCATCGGAGAGCGAGTCGGGCACCTCGATGATCCCACCGGGCTCCGCGCCGTTGTCGAAGAACGCCGCGTTGTACGCCGCCGCGGCGCGTTCGCCGTGGATGTCGATCGCCAACGACGCCAACGGGGAGATCCCCCGGTACGGATCGAGCGGGCTCGGCCGCTTGTTCGTGATGACCTGATCGAGCTTGAGCGGCACTTCCTCCGCGCCGCAATAGATGTACCCGGAGATGAACTCGGTCGGATGCGGGACCGGCTTCATCCTGTCGGGGCGCACCACCCACAGCTCAATCGGTGGGCCGTTACCGCCGAGCACCGACGCCCTCGCGAGGACCCACCAGTACTCCCCGGTCAAGTCGTAATGCTGGACCGACGCTTCGATGAACTCGCCCTGCGTGACATGAGGGTTCGGTTTGCGCCACACCGACAACGCCGGATGCGTGTGCACCTCGACGCGATCCTTCTTCAGTCCGCTCGGCGCTTTGCGGTAGAGCCGCCATGTCGTCGCCGCGACCGCCGACGCGTTGCGATCCACGATCGCGAACAACGTGCCCGTCGATGTCATCGAACCCAGCTGCGCGGTCTGGTCCTGGGCCGAGGTGATCCCGGCACGCGACCCGATGCCGTAGCGGCGGCTCCGATAATCGACCGGTGCCTTCGCCTGCGGTTGGTCACCGAGCAGGAGCCCGCCGAGCGGTCTCACGTCGGGGGCTCCTGCGCCACACGCATCAGGATCAACGCCACGCCGGCGGCGACGAGACCCCACGCCACCTCGAGCGCCATACCAATCCCCACCGCGATCAGCGTGGCACCGAGAATGTCGAGCGTCGCATGGCCGGGGCCGACCGCTCGGGCGGCGATCTGCGCAATCACACGGGCCAGCGGATGGTACTTCGTCGTCTTCGCGGCGTCGGACATCGCGCGGGAGGGTACGCGCGTAGGCCGTTTGCGGTCACCGACTCACAGCCACCGGACGCGCGCCGGACCCTTCGCCGGGTGCAACGCACGCCACAGCGCGAGCGACGCAGCGTTCAAGGGCGAGATGTCGCCGCCGCCGTCGACGCGACCGAACGCGAAACGGTCCCCGTAGAGACGTTTCACCGCGACGTCGACCGCGGAGTTGAGCTCGGGCTGGCCGACGTGGCGGGCGTCGCCCTCGGTGAACGCGACCATGAACGCCTCGGCTGCCCGGAAAACCTCCTCCATCGACAGCATGTCCACGCCGATTTTCAGCGCTTCGAGGTCCGGCAGGAACGCCGCGGCCGGCGATTTGCTGCCCATGACGACCGTCGCGCGGGTCGCCTTCACGAACGTCGCGACATCATCGGCGACCCATGTTGCTCCGTCGGCCCGTTTCACGACCTCGACCTGCGGCGCACCGTCCGCCCGGCGGCCACCGACAACGAGCGACGCGGTCTCACAGCCCGGCGACGCATCGACCGCGAGCACCAACCGACCGACGAACTGTGCTGCCTCGGACTCCGGTGCGGCCTCGAGGTGACGCGGCGACGCCCACACGACGTCGTCGATGAGGCGAACATGGCGTCGCGCTCCCGGCCAGATACACAGATACGCCCGCTTGAACGTCGCCAACGGCATCGTCTGAAAGTCCGCGGCGACCGCTTTCTCCATCTGCGTGAACCCGAGCGCCGGCATGCACCCCCACCAGGTCTCCGGATCTCCCGGATCTTGGCCCTCGTCGGCGGACCATTCGAAGTACGCGGAGACGAACGTCGGGATCTCACCGCCGGCGTCGACCGTCTCGGTGATCACTCCGCACCTCGCGCGCCCCGCCTCGACCTTCCCCTTCAGCCAGTCCGACGGCTGCGTCTCGTCGGAATCGTCGCCAACGGCCGACACGATCCAGATCTGCGGCGACCGCCGCGTCAGCATCGTCGGCTTGATGCCGTCCTCGAGGCGGCTGTCGGGCACCGCGAACGCCTCGTCGATCTCCGCCTGATCAACGCTCTTGCCGTGCCCCGCCTTCTTCGTCGTCGGCTCGACGTCATGTCGTGACCCGTTGCGCCACGACAACCCCTCCGCGCCCCTCGCGCGACGCTCCTTGAAGTGCGGCCCGAACACCGATTCCTTCAACAGCGGCAGCTCGACATCGAGGAATTTCTTCACCGCGTCGTTGCGGGTCTGCGCCGTGTAGATCGTCGACTGCCGGCGACCCCACCGCTGCGCTCCGTTCAGCGCCCGCCAGATCCGCA